TGGTGTAGTCGTTCTTCGACACTGACATCTCGTGATCCCTCGACATCCAAACACCGACAGTGGCGCCTCCGATAGCCACAAGGGATGGATTGGTCTTATCGACGACAAGGCCTCCCTGGATCCGCGCAAACATCGCCCAGCTACCTTTGCAGAATTGAAGCTGATCAACATCCGTAGCCAAAGTACTGTAAGGCAACGTACACGAGTACGACAGAAACTGTCTACTCTCGTCACCCGGGTTCAGAACCATCTTCACCTTCTTCACGAGACCCCACTCTCTCTTCTGACCGCCAGAGTGAGGCACCGAGATGTACTGATCGAAATCCTCCGTTATCGGAAACGGGTCATTTGGAATGAGAGGATCCGTACCATCACTATACGCAGCTTGACGTAGACGATTGATCTCTGTAAGAGGCCCAATCACACAGTCGGACAAAGCCTTGCACAGATACAAGTCGACCTCAGCTACGCTGTTGGAGTTGTTTCGGAACCACAGGTCCCACGAGAGCTTGTGATGAAACCTCAGTTGTTCCTTCACGGCTGACAAGTCACCGAAGTTCACGACGCGAGCTTCAGAAGTAGTAGAATCGATCCACGGAAGAGACTCCACTGCGGTAGTGTCGTAGAGAATGTTGAGAGACTTATTAGCCGGTTCATCGATGATGTTCCAACCGACAGCCCCTGGACAATTTCCAGAAGTGGTGATGCCGACAGGGCTCACCGTTTGACCATACGGCCCTGGAAACGTAGTGAGCGGATAAGTCGCCGAAGTCTGGAGCGGGAACACATACTGTCCCTTGATCTTCGAGAAGCGAGCCATCTTGGCCTTCTTGATGGTGCGCCTGATACGTCGGATCTGCTTCCTCGTAGTCGTCCTCTTGCGAGTCCTCCTGCGCCCAATCCTACGGCGGGAACGTGTCTGCACGTACCCACCCTGAGCAGGATTGAACCTTCTCGACCCAGCCCCGATCCTCCTCTGACTCGGTCTGGCAGGCCCGAACGAGTCAAAACGCGCAGCCCGAGCAGCACTGGATGGATACGGAGGCCTCTCCTTGGACGCAAACATGTTGCTCGGCCAGTTGGAGTTGACCAGAGCGCGACCCGCAGTCGCAGCCGCAGCCATCCCCGCTGTGCGCAGATACGGGGAAGCATGTTTTAAAAACGGCGCTAAGTACTTCATAGAGCATAAAGAATGAGGGGTGCGAGAAGGGGAGTTTTAGCTTTTTCGAAAAAAGGCTAAAGGTGGACTAAAGGTAATACTGTACTTTAGTCCACAAGTTAATTTTCCGAAATATTTGGGGGGGTTTCGCTACGCTCACCCGCCCAGGCGGCCCTGCGGGCCTAGACTATTTACAATTGGTGCATGAGAGACGGTACCTCATGCTCGGGGGGCGGGGGCCCTAAAGGGCCCTACAAGCCCAACCCCCACTGCGCCGTTCTGTAGCTTGGATAGCAATTCATCCGGCTAAACCCTAGTTTTAAGCGCTAGCTCTTTGCGGTTCTTTTCTTAGCAAAGCGACCAATGTTGCAATTTTCCGATGTTGCAATTCTCCGGTTGCACGGAAATTAACGTTCCGAGAATCTTCCTTCCGCTCCTCACAAATTACATGCGCTCTCGCCGCTTCTGCGTTACCGTTAACAATCCTCCTGCAGCATGCCGTCAAGAAGAACTGTTCCGCCCAGACCTCATGGAGTACCTGTGCGTTGGGAGCGAAGTTGGGGATTCGGGGACCCCGCATTTTCAGATCTACTTGGAGACCAAGACGAAGCGTTTCCTCGTGCCCCTGGCGAAGAAACTAGCGACGATGTGGCAGTGTGGACAACCCCACGTGGAGGTAGCGATGGGTTCCGCGGAGCAGAACAAGACTTACTGTTCGAAGGACGGAATCTTCCTGGAATTCGGTACGCCGATGAAGCAAGGTGTGCGCACGGATCTCTCCGACGTTATTGCCGCGATTGCATCAGGCAGCTCCATAACGGAGCTCTGGCAGGACCATCCGGAGGTGATGATCAAGTACGGGGGTGGGATTCGGTCCTGTTATCAAGCTACGAGCCCGAACCTTCATCAGGAACCGCTGACGAAATTCACAGTTGGGGACTATCCTTCTTGGCCTACGCCAGCGATTCAGATAGCTCTGGAGACGAAGACGGTGATCTTGTGGGGACCTTCGGGGACTGGTAAGACCTGCTACGCGAGGGCTTTGCTTCCAAAGGCGTTGTTTGTCAGCCACATGGACGACCTCCTCAAGTTCGACAGAGGGACCCATGACGGGATTATCTTCGACGATCTCAGTATTGCGCATCTCCACAGAGAGGCACAGATCCATCTGACGGACATGGACCAACCAAGGTCGATCCACTGCAGATACCAGGTTGCCAATATTCCGGCGGGCACGAAGAAGATCTTCACCACCAACAACCATGAGGGCGCGATCTACTTGGTCGGGGACGCAGCGATCGAGCGCAGGATAGAGAGGTTCCACTGTGACACGAGGGTCGTGGAAGAAGCAGTGGTTGCACCACAGGCTTGGCTGGAGATGTTCCCAGAAGGAGGAGAGGAGCTCCAGTGGTAAGCGAAGCGTTGTTAAGAGCTAACTAGAATGAAACGCTCAAAAGATTTACTCATTACTCACATCGTCAAATCATCGACAGCAGCTGCAGCAGCGACGACAGGACCCGCAATGGTCATCGGCACAGTAGTCACCAGCCTGTGAACGTTGGTGTAGTCGTTCTTCGACACTGACATCTCGTGATCCCTCGACATCCAAACACCGACAGTGGCGCCTCCGATAGCCACAAGGGATGGATTGGTCTTATCGACGACAAGGCCTCCCTGGAT